CAAACTAAAAAGAGAAGCTGCCAATATTAACAATAATATTAATATCAGTAGCTTCTCTTTATTAATTAGTATTAAAACTTTCTTCTGTTAGATTAGGCACCTACAGCAGGTACTTCACCACCAGCAAGAATGTCGAGAATTGTATCCATAGTAGTAATAGCATCAGAACCAGTAGGATAAGCTATCTGGATAATCTGATGAACAACTTCGTCACGAGTCTTCATTTCGCGCGGTTCAGCAAAACGAAGAGTGTAGATAGTAAATTCGACATCAGCTTTGTCAGGTTGAGCCAACGGGTTAAGCGGATAAGCAGGATAAATACCCTCGAAGTCATTATAAGTATATTCAAATCCAGCATCGGCAGCAGCTTTGTTAGCCAAATCTTTAACGTAAGCAGCATCACCATAAGCAGGAATACCACTTGCGCTAACTGTAACAGCTGTACCCATCAGACCGTCGGCAGGAACAATAGCATAATCTTTGCCAGCTTCAACAGCAGTAATAGTGATTTTAGCACCATCAACAACTGCCTTAACACCATTACCAATAGTGTTGGCATTGATATGATTTGCAATCTTTTGTGCAACATCGGCAGCAGTAGGAGCAGCGCCAGTATGTACAGTAGACGTCCATTTGTTACGTTCATTGAACTTCAAACCTTTCTTTGCTACAATGACTGAATAATCATTATACGCTTCCACAGTACCAATCGTAAGTTCGGCAGAGAAAGTAGTAGCAGCAGAATAAACACCTTTGGTAAAAGTGAAATTCTTTTTAAAGATAGGATAAAGAATCTGTCCAAGTGTTGTGTTAGGATTCTTCCAGACAATGTTGCCACGACCTACAAGTTTAGCAGCAGTAGCAGCATCTTTCACAAGAGTTTCAACACCATTCTCCAAATACGTAATAGCAACCTGCCCTGCAGTCGTAAGAGGAACTGCGGTTGGATAGGCAGCGTTGGCGGCTAAGATAAATTGTCTCATAAAGCCAAATTGTTTTTAGTTAATAAGTTAAGTTTGACTTCCAGCATCACCTTGCTTACTACTTAAACTTTGAAGATAATAATTAACAGCGTCAGTAACTATATCTTTATGCAAATGTTCAGGTAAGTCACAATTAACACTATTTTCAGGATTTTCTTCATCAAGAATAACCGTAGCAGGTTTTCTTATATAAGTATAAATAATAGCATTAGGTTTAACTGGTTTATCAGTTGTTCCTGTGTAAACATCAACAACGAGATTTGCTTCATTACCGGCAATAGCAACAACAGGAAAACGCTTTGTCGGTCTATTACAAAAATCATCAAGAGTATCAAAAAGAGATTCACGTTCTACAAGTCTACAATGTACTACATCATTATCAGAATACATACAATCGAAACTAGTATAAAGATAAACGGAAGTGCTATCAATAATCGCACTATAAGGTTCATATCGACTACCCGTTCCTTTAATATTTTCTTCTGTAATTTTATCATGAGTATAAAGAGTATATAGACCGTTAATCGGACTTACTTTAGCATTATCCCTTGTAACTTTATCGGGAAAGCCCGTTCCAACATTCTGACGAAGTATGGAACGAGCTTTCGCATTAATGGCAAAGTTAATGCAAATATCAATATTTTCAGAGAAGATAGCACGAGTAGTTTGAATACCCATTTGCTGTCCAAGTTCTCTGAACGTTACGTGCATCTCCTCTATGTTCATATTAAATATACTTTAGTTTATTCTTAAACGCAGCAAGTACATTATCATTATCGGGGTTACGTGCCCAAGCAATAGCTTCTTTCATGTTGCTACCAATAAACTCACCGTCAGCAGTAGTTATGTTCTGATTCCATTGAGAACGAACAAATTCGCCACGAGAAATAAGAAGTTCGATAAGAGATTTAACTTTGACATCCTTATCATTTACAATCTTATTGAATTTAATTGGTTCAGCAATACTGAATTTGTCGAGTTGAGTTTCCTTGTCGATTCTCTCATTTTGAAGTGAGTTAACAACAGGCAAACCAGCACTAACACAGTATTGAATATAAACAGCATCAAAGAGGTCGTCATCTCCAATAACTTCAACGTAGTTACGTTTAGCATTGTTAATCTCTTGACGAAGTTTCTGTTGAAGTTCTTTTTCTTTCGTATCGTCACGGAAGTAAAATCTTACATAAGGGTCACTATTAATAATAGCCGTATCCTTAGCAATATCTCTGTAAAGAAGACAATGACGATAAAGGATATAATCAGATATGTTAATAGGATTACCATAAGCATACTTCTCACTCTCAAGATTATTAAGAGCCATAACCTTAGCGTCAAGAGCTTTTTTAAGTTCTTGAAGATTCTGGCGATTAGCTCTTCTATATTCTTGTTCAATTTGTTCTTCACGAGCCTTAAAAGAAAGATAGTCACGTTTGCGACGATATTGAAAAGAACAATCAAAAGTTACTCCGAGTTCATCAACATGAACCTGAATGTTATTCAAATACTGTTTAAGACGAGTAATGAAACTCTCATTGTTAGGAGAAAGACCAAGAAGTTGTGGAAAGTAAGCTTCAACTTCAGCCCGGTTAGCGGAAAGAACACGTGAACTACGAATAGAACTACCAATAAAATCTCTACGCTTAGGAAGAACTTTATCATTAGCTTTACGATACAAAGAATAATTCTGAATCAAAGCGATGGTAACAGTACGTCTCTCGGTATAAGGTTTATCGAGTTGTTCGTCCTTTTCTTCCTTAGCAGTTTTAACTGGTTCATTTTTGTTTTCATCTCCTACGGGGGAACTCCCTGTTTCTCCACCAGCCTTTAAAGCATCAGTAGCTTCTTTATTTTCAGCTGTTCCAGCATTTCCAAAATCCATATTAATAAGTTTTTAAAGATTAATTAAAGTACACATTCTAACATGAACATCTTCGTAGAGTTGTCCACTTGCAGACCACGAGAGCCTTTAACTTCAAAACGGCTCATATCAATTTCAGTAGCAATAAAGTTACTGTCAGATACACCCCAAGAAGCAGGAACGTCCGTCATACCTTTCAAGACTTTAGCCTTATAAACTTGACCTTTCTGTCTTACTTGACGAACATTCTGATGTCCCTTATAAGAAGAGAAGTCAATAAAGCAAGCCTGATGAGAAGTCATAGGATAACCTGTACGAGGATGAATATAGCCATTCTGTTTTGCAGCTTCGGCAGTAGTTCCCTTATCAAAGAAAGAACAATGTTTAGCTGTAATTGTATGACCATCTACGGTCTTATACTTACGGAAGTAAGCACCGTATTCAAGATTGTCACCACTACCTTGAATTTCTTTATCACCAAGAGGAGTAAGGAAACCATTCTCTTTAGCGTCCATCTTCATTGCTTCGTCGAAGTCTTCCAAGAATCCCTTACCGCCCATAAGAACGATATTCATCTTACCACTGTCTGTATCACGGTCAAGAACATCACCAACAGTTCTCTTAAGTTTGTTCAAAGTAAGATACTCACCATAAGTATCATAGTTACTTTCACGACAAATCTCAAGCATACCAGCAGTGTGAGGAATTGGCTTACCGTTATCACGGTCTTTCATTGTAATCGTACCGTCAGCAAGACGATTGTACTGTGCCATCCACAGACGTTCCTCTCCAAGAACTCTCATATGAAGATTGAACTGGCGCATCTCTTCGTTAATCCAAAGACGATTCTTTCCACCACCTTCACCTTCAAATTCATATTCAGTAATAACGTTGGCAAGATTACCGGCAATTTCTTTACTATGACGATAGAACTCAAGTTGACTCATCATCTTACCCGGTCCCATAGTATTAGAACGGTTACCCTTAGAATAAGATTCAGAAACCGTAGGAGCAGTCAGTGACCAATACTTACCCTTAGCAAGAAGAGCAGGGTCAACAAAAGCTTCAGGATTAGCTGTATCAAGTTTCAAGATATAACCATAACCATAAGCCGATTCGCCAAGGTCTTTTTGAATACGAACAGCAGTCTTACCATCCGGAGCAATCAAACCATGTTGTTCAATAAACCAATGGGTAGAGAAGTGAACTTCAAATTCAGTACCACCAAGACCGGGTTTAGAAACCGCAGTATTGAAATAAGTAACAAAGTCAGTAAACTTGTAACGTCCCATTGTTTTCCAAGTCCACTGAACAGTATCAATATCAACAACACCTCCAGCACCTTGTCCCTCTGTCATAAAACTAAGAGGAAAACGGTCATCGTCAAGACCATAATTATAAGTTAGAAAACTGTTAATTTCAACAGGTTTCTGCAACTGTAAATATGCGATAGATTCTTCATTAGAATAACCTCTATCTTCATAGTTACCAGTGCTAATAACACGCATTTTATACATACACGCACTAAAATTTTGTTAAGTACTAATAGCCAAATTTATTTCCACCACCATTTGGCTTAGGAGTGGTCGGAGGTATTATACGAGCTGTACGTCTGTTATTCTCTTTAGCTCTTAACCGAAGCGTATTAACTTCCTGTTCTTTAATAGCTAAATTAACTAAGTCAGCATAACTACCACCTGTGAAACGAAGATACGCACGAAGCAGTGAATCATCACGTCTTTGTTCAGGAGTCATTTGAGCAAGGTCATTAGTATAACGACTGTTACCTTGTTGGTCTACTTGATAAACGTAGTTAAAGAAATCAGTAGGAGTAGCAGCAATCTTCTTTCCTTCTTTATTAATAATAATTGTTTCGGGAATCTGATAACCAGCAATCTTACGACTCTTAATAACTTCTTGAACTCCATTCCAATATGCATCGGATTCTTGTTGCTCTCTAATTGCGGCCTGACGAGCAGCTTCAGCTCTTTCTTCTTTAGCCTCGTTGTCAGCATCAATAAGTCCTTGAAGTTCATCTTGTGCAACAGTAAACAACGTACCTTTATCTTTATGATATTGGATATAGTCATCTACATTGCCACGTTTATTAAACTCTTTAAAACTTTCACGAATGATAGCTTCTTGTTGTGCTATATTCTTTTCATCAATAACAATATTACTTCTGTCTTTAACTTCTCCAAATCCTTCAAGAGAATTACCATTAGCAACATAGTAATTGATAACATCTTGAACAATAGGATACTTTTCAAGAAGTTGATTAACACCAGCTTCTGCAAACTCTTCTTGACGTTGTTCAATAACGGAATCAATATAAGCAGCAATACCGTCAGGGGTATTATCAAACTCAACAGGTTTTCCGTCCTCATCTACAATGTCAATACCAACTTTGTCTTTGATTGTATCAATACTAAGTTCAGTTTCGCCATTGTCAATAGCATCAAAACTTTTAATGAACTCCTGTACGTCTTTTGCTTCTTTAAAAACTTTACCATCTTTATCAACAAGATTACCGTCTTTATCAACAGTATAAGTATCTTCACCGACAACTACGTTAGTACCTTCAACAAGTTCAACGTTACCGTCTCCACCGTCTCCATTACCATCATTATTATTATTGCCGTCTCCAGCAGCTTGACCGCCACCTTCGCCACCATTACCTTGACCACCATTATTACCATTATCCTTGTCTGCATCATCAGGAGCAGGGACAGTAATATCAGCAGCCGCACCGTTACCACCAGCACCGGGATTATCAATCTTACCGGTATCTAAGTCAGTTCCACTTCCGTCAGCACCACCATTACCGGTAGTTCCACCGCCAACATTTCCATAACCAAAATCGGGCATACTTCTTTACGTTTATTAGTTAATACACAACAAATATAATCTTTATTTATACCTCATATAATAATAGGTTTCCAACAAACATTAAAGCCTGATTAGTTATATAGATTATTTAATTACTGCCAACATCCGGCTGTCATGGCTCACCACATAGACGAGACGCACGTAGAGCCGCATGGCTTGCTCACTGTTTGACTTAAAATCTTACTGTGAACAATCCATCGAATTTACAGGAAAAGCCCTTATAGACAAGGACTGCGCCCCGTAGAGGATGCAAATAGAATGTAAACATAAAAGAAAAGGGCTACCACCACTTTCACAAGCAGTAATAGCCCAAACGACAACATCACAAACACTTTATTATTTACTTTTAGCTTTAGACGTTTTTGGTTTATCAAAACGATTCTTATTTTGTTTTGCAATCTTTAGCTTATTGTCACTATCATAAATCTTAGCAGCAATTTCTCTATCTTTAAGAGCAGCATTAGTGTACATCTCTTCTCTTTGAAGATTAACCTTTTGTTGTTCAAGATTATTAGATGCTTCTTCCATACGCTGTTCAGCAGCGGCTTTAGTACTTTCACTTAAACCATTATCAAAACTCATAATATTAGCATTAGCTTTAATCATTTCGATTTCACTGTCAAGATAAGATTTAAGTTGAAGAGTCTTTCTATCTTCTTCACCTTTAGCAGCAATCTTGTCAAGTTCATATTGTTGAAGCATTTCATTATTTTGAGCATCAAGTTGCTTCATTTGTTCTTCATGTTGCTGATTAAGTTCAGCAAGTTCATCAAGAGCGCGTTTTATTTCAGCAGAATTATCTCCTTCAATAGCAGCAGCAGCAATTCTTGTATCTCCATTTTGAGCTGCACTAAAAGCTAACTCACGATATTGTTCAAGTTTCTCTTTCTCACGAGCAGACAACTTACATTTAATAACATAATCTGCAAGTATATGAGCGTTAACGTCAAGAGACATATAACGAATCTGATTGTTATTGTCTCTATAAGATGTATTAAGACCATCAATCCAAGCAAGTTTAGAATAGTCAATATCTCTATTATAATCATGCTCTCTCATAAGGTCAAACATAAACTCAATAATAACACTACCCATACTACCACGAGTAATAGCTTCTTCTGTAGTTCCTTTACCAGCAGAATTAGCAATTTCTCCATAACGTTGAGGAGTCATATCAACTTGATACATTGCTTTCTGTTCATTAGCATTAATCAAATTGGTAAGTTGAGTAATATAATCACGAGTATCAGCATTCAACATACGAGTTTGTTGAGCTTTAAGCATACCAGCATCATTAGAATCATCAATATAAAGAACGCCATCAGCAGCCATTTTATAGATAGTATCTTCCGGAACTTTACCAAGAAGAGAACGAGCTACAAGAAGAACGTTAAGTTTATTCTTAGCTATAGCCATTTCTCTATGATAGGCAACTATATTACCAAACACTTGGTAAGGCAACATAACATCTACAATACTAAATCTACCATAACCTGGAATAAGTTCCATAAGACCATTATAAGGAAGTTTACCACCACGATTGTAAGCAATAGGTCTATACTTATAAGGATAAACAGCAGAGTTACGAGTACCAATACGAACAGATTCATAAACCTGTGGTTCCCATGTCCATTCAATACTAATATCACCAGCTTCTTTATTAAGCTGATAAGTTTCATCAACTACTGTTTCAGTAATAAAACCATTTACTTGAGTAGTAAGGATTCCTTTTTGAACTTCACCTCTCCATACAACATGCCAAACATCATATAATCCAGTATTAAGGTCACGAGCCATAACTCGGTCATCTCTGAATCTTTTACGTTCTTCCGGAGTAAATTTACTACATTCATCCTTGAAATAACTACGGTATTTATCAAAGTCAAGAAGAGCTTTTTCACTACTTCCACCACCTGTATCTCTGGCATAGAAAGTATTAAGAAATGCCATTTGCTCTTCGGTCAAATCATCTCCAAATTCATCAATGATTTGTTGATAACTAAGTTTACGACGTTCAGCAAACATATCATAATCTTCTACAAGAGCATTGTCGTTAGGCACAGGATAAGCATCACGAACACTAACAACACGTTTGATAAGTTTATTTCCAGCAACTTCACTATATGTAAAGCAACGCCCAAATGAAACAAATTCAAAATAAGCTCTAATATAAAGAGCCATATCGTCAGTAAGGTCACGAATTACATTAAGTATTCTTTGTCCTTGAATAGTAATATCATCAATATAATCTTCATTGAATTTCTCAATGAACGCTTCAACATCAATTTGTTCAGCAGGATTAAATTGTTGTGGATCTTGACCACTTTGTAGAAACTCTTGATAAGCTTGTTGTATTTGAGCAGCAATAGCTTGTTCTGCAAGTCCCATAAGTTCCTGTGTAAGTTTTGCATCTTTAGCAAGAACTACTTCAGGATTATTAGCACCAACAATAAAATCATGAGGATTCTTAAGATACTCACTAACATAACGGCGAATAACTCCACCCATTAAATCATAATTACGCATTGTAGCAGGAAAGCGTTTATACTTATCCTGTGTAGCATTATAAGGATTCAGAGCTTTTCTATAATATTCTTCCGGTATGTTACCATGAAGAATTTCAAATTGTTCATCAACATCTGCATCCTCTTGAGAATCTCTAATAGATTGCGCAATAGCAATTACACCATCACAACAGTTAGCATACCATTCAGGTTTCTGACGTTCAGCATGACTAACTCTCTGACTGGGAAATAAGTTTCTTGGAAACGGATAATCCATATCTTTAATAAGATTA